GAGCGTCATTTGAAAATATATAAGTTGGTTTAAATAAAAAAATAGGGGGAGACAATGTTCTCCCCTTTTTTAATATTAATGATATTTATTGTTATGAGTTATTCTAGTAAAGTAAAAAAAATTATATCAGAAATCATTCAAGACCAATTAAAACCAACTATGAAATATTATGCGTTTGATTGGGATGATAACTTAATGTATATGCCGACTAAAATATATTTGAAAAGTGACAAGGGAAAGGTTGTTGGTATGTCCACCGAAGATTTTGCGGAGTATCGATCTGAAATAGGAAAAAAACCTTTTAAATATGAGGGGAACACAATTGTGGATTTTGACGATGACGCTTTTAGAGATTTCCGTGTTTCGGGTGATAAAAAGTTTATGACTGATGCGATGACAGCTCAAGTTGGTCCGGCATGGTCCGATTTTGTTGAGGCGGTTAATAACGGTTCAATTTTTGCAATAATCACCGCTAGAGGACATACCCCAAGTGTTTTAAAAGATACTATTCACAATTTAATCAACAAAAATAAGTATGGTTTAAATAAAAAAGAAATTGTTAAAAACCTTAGAAAATATAGAGATATAACTGATGAGGAGGATTTAACAGACGACGAACTTATAGAAACATATTTAGAAATGTGTAAATACCACCCCGTTAGTTTTGGTGAAGGTTCGGCCGCTAATCCCGAGGAACTTAAAGTAAGTGCTATGAAACAATTTATGGAGTATGTAAAAAATCTATCTCATAGACTACAAGAAAAGGCATATTTCAAAAACAAAATTTCAAACTACTTTACACCTTATATAGGATTTTCAGATGATGATTTAAAAAATGTTCAAGCAATGAAAAAACATTTTGATGATGAAAGTGGATTAGATATTTATCATACTGGAGGAGGAGTAAAAACTAAATTTGAGTAAAAAACCGGACTAGTTAATATATAATTTGAAAAATATTGGAAGTAAATAGAAAAAATTTATTTTCACAGTATTTATAATAAAAAATAAAACAAAATTAAAAAATAAAACATGGCTGATTTATTAATGAAAATGCCGATTCCCTACGAGCCAAAAAGGGAGAACCGATGGATTTTGAGGTTTCCATCATCACTTGGTATTAACGAGTGGTATGTTGAATCAACTTCAAGACCTAAACTTACTATTACACCTACGGAAATTCAATTTTTAAACACATCAACCTATGTTGCGGGTCGATTTACTTGGGGTGAACTTCCGGTAACGTTTCGTGATCCAATTGGTCCTTCAGCTTCTCAAGCTGTTATGGAATGGATTCGTTTATGTGCTGAGTCAGTGACAGGTCGTATGGGTTATGCCGCAGGTTACAAAAAAAATGTAGACCTCGAAATGTTAGACCCAACAGGTGTTGTTGTTGAGAAATGGATTTTAGAAGGGACATTCCTTACAGGTTATGACGGTGGAGCTTTATCGTATTCAAGTGACGGTATTGCTAAAATAACCGCGAATTTAAGAATGGACCGTTGTATATTGGTATATTGATATAAAACTTTTTTAATTAAAAGACCTATTCACTTTACTAGTGGTAGGTCTTTTTTATTTTTAAATAAAAGCATTTTATATTATGGAACAAGACGTATACGCGGCAGGACAAGCAGAATTTAATTTACCACACGATGTTGTCCAACTGCCATCGGGAGGAATTTTTTACAAATCAAAAAAGAAATCGGTTAAAGTTGGTTATTTAACTGCGATGGATGAAAATATTATTGCAGAAGCCGACTTTAAAAAAAGTATTCAAGAAAGTATTATTCTTCCTTTGCTTAGAAACAAGTTATATGAAAGAGATCTTCGACCTGAAGAATTATTAGATGGTGATGTTGAAGCGATACTTCTTTTTTTAAGAAACACATCTTTTGGACCTGAATATAAAATTACTGCGATAGATCCGGCAAATGACGAAAAATTTCTCGCAACGATTCTATTAGATGAATTAAACATTAAAAAAACTAACGTTCTTCCAAACGATGAAGGTCTTTTAGAAACAACACTTCCTGTGTCGGGAAAAAAAGTTAAATTAAAATTTTTAAATAGTTCTGACAAAGTAGAAATTACAAGAATATTACAATCTTATCCGTCTGAACGAACCGCACCTTCTATCACTACAAAACTATTATATCATATTGTTGAGTTGGATGGGGAAAAAGATAAATCTAAAATTTCAACCTTCGTCCAACAAATGCCAATTGGAGATTCAAAATATATCAGAAGATTTTTATTAGACAACGAACCTAGATTAGATCTATCACGAGAAGTAATCGCCCCGTCAGGAGAAAGAGTAATGGTCGACATTACTTTTGGGGTGGAGTTTTTTCGGCCTTTCCTATCAGTATAAAACTGTAATCTTAGACGAGTTTTATTATTTTTCTAGAATATTTAGAACACAATATTCTGAGTTCTTAAATATGCCAACTTACGTTAGGAAGTATTTGGTTAATAAATACGTGGAAGACAACAAAAAATAATTCTTAAAAAGGTATTTATTAAAAAAAAACTATGGACGAGGACGAATACGCAAGTCTACAAGACGAAACAACCAAAGCGAATGCTGATTGGACTTCGAAACAAACCAAAATGTTTTCGGACATGGCCAATTCTACAAATGCAACTTTTAATGCCTTTTCGCTCAACATGAACGCTATTACAGCTGAAATTGACAATACTTTTAGTTCTTTGATAGATGCCATGAATCCATTGGATTCAGACGCTTTTAAAGCCATGGATGAATATGGAACCCAGATTCAATCTACATTCGGTTTAGCCAAAAACAGAATGGATGAATTCAAGGACACTATAGCGAATGCAGGACCCGAACTAATCAAAATGGGATTGAGTGAGTCACAAATAACTACAAATTTGACAAGTATTATGGAGGGGTTGGGAACTACGGCAAGTGTTACAGAAGAAGCTATTATAGAAGTAACCGCCGCTGCAGAAGTAACAGGGCAGGCAGTAGGGACATTAGCTGAAAACTTTAGAGGTGTCGGTGTATCAATATATGATGTTGGTGATGAAATGAAAAAAGTTACGGATTATGCCAGAAGCGTAGGTGTGTCAGTAAAGGGTGTTTCAGAAGGAGTTGTTTCTAATTTAGCCAAGATAAATACATTTAATTTTGAAAATGGAGTTGTAGGATTAGCTAAAATGGCGGCCACTTCGGAAAGGTTAGGTATATCGATGGACAAAGTATTTCAAACCGCCGAAGATTTACTTAGTCCTGAAAAAGCAATAGACATGTCATCAGCACTTCAAAGACTTGGTGTTACATCATCAGGATTACTTGATCCTTTAAGAGCTATGGACATGGCACAAAACGATCCTGAAGCCCTTCAGAAAGAAATGGTTAAACTTGGACAGGAGTTTACAACATTCAATGAAAAAACAGGAAAGATGGAAATTTTACCTGGTGCTAAAAGAAGAATGAGAGAAGTAGCTTCTGCCGTAGGAATGACTGCTGAAGAATTTTCGAAAATGGCTTTAAAATCTGCGGATTTCGAAATGAAATTAAAACAGATTAAAATGCCTGACATTGTTGGTGGTAATCAAGAAACTAAGGAACTAATAGCGTCCATGGCACAAATGAAAGATGGTGTTGCGACTATTAAAGTAAAAGATTCGGAAACAGGAAAAATTGAAGAAAAAAAGGTAGAAGAACTTACACCAGACGATATAAAAGAATTACAAAAGGCAAACGAAGAGTCCTCAAAGAGTATTGAAGATATTGCGATGAATCAATTGGATGAAACTAAACAAATTAAAAATTTGTTAGAAAGTGGTGTAGTTGCGACAAAGTTTGCAAAAGCAACTACACCAACATTAAGTAAGTTTTATGGACAAGTATCAAGTGCGTATAAGAATATTGCAAAAAGCACTGCTGACGTGATTGGAACCACACAACAACAAAGAAAAGCTCAAGAATCAATTTATCAACCTGTTTCAGGAATAGTTCAGGGTGGATTATCGGGAGACAAAGAAATGATGGTGAAATCAACAAAAGAATTAGGTGAAAATATATTCAAAACCTTAGGAGATTTTGAAACAAGATTTCAAACTTCAGTAAATGAGACTCAAATGAAAATTGTCCAAGACATACAAACTGCATATTCAAAACCTCTTAAAGTTGAAGCAAAGGCAGATTCTAACATCAATATTGGATTGAATGTTTCTGGCGCTAACCTGACTTCTGCAGATATTGATAAAATAAAACAAGCTATGTTGAATGATCCTACGTTCGCAACTCAATTAAATAAGATATTAGCCGGTGGAACCGTTTCCGCATCAACAGGAGGAAAGAACACATAGTGATATTTTATTATAAAAAAAACTAGCCTATTATCTATTTATAAAATAAAAAATGGCTGAAAGTTTTTTGTCTTTTGGTAGTTCTGAATCATTCAGAAAACAATTGTTGGTAAGAAACTTACCGGCATATAACGTTCCTGGAAGTTACGCTTCACCGGGAAACCCAATTAATTATGAAACAAACTTAACGGTTTCAAACGTAATTGATTCCCCAAATAATTATGTCTCAACAAATCTTTTTGCAACAGAATTATATCCCCTTAATGAATATGGACCCGAAGGTGGTTTCGGAAGTCCAATAGGATTAAATAATGTTGCTTCAACCAACAACCCTGAGGGAACCAATCAAGGACCTTATTATCCAAGACAAGGAACAAACTTAGATGTTGTTAATGAATTTTTTATTGAATCTGCGTATGTCTCAAATAAATGGGGACCAAGCGGTGGGTATAAAGATTTAATTATAATCACTGACATACAAAATGCAGGAAACATCTATCAACCATATTGGGATCCGGGATATTACAATTATTCGTCTTATCCGACCTTTAACATTGTATTTCAAGATGACCCTATCGGATCAAATGGACCACTTTCATCTGATACCTTCTTAGCCCAAATAGGGGCGTCACAATTAAAATTTGCGTTTAACGAGAGAGTTTCCCAAGAAATACAACAAGCAACAATTGGTGTTATAAACTTAGATACGATAAGTGACCCCTTTTCTGCTAGTTTATTGGCAACAGGGCAACAACCTTTTTTCATACGTGATTGGAGAATTACCGTTCCTGAAAACCCTGCGTTGGCGGCAGTTTCATTGGCAAATAGACTAACAGGGACTTATTTTCCTGTTTCTTTTATACCTGGTGATTATTTTGATGATGATAATCCAATAAACGGACCACAAACCGAAGCCGCCTTAGGTGTTGCAAACAATTTAACGGGAGGTCTTTTAGCTCCTATACTCAACAAGTATAGATCGCCATCTGAAGTATTTGTTGCAAATACAGGTAATGGAACACGGTCCGCTTTATTTTCGGCGTTAGATTACAATTTATATAGACCGGCATATAATAGAGGTTTGATTGGTGGTTTAATTGCGGGAGCGTCAGCTGCCGTAAATAGACTATTCGATCAAGATAAAGCACAATCTTCAGGGTATTACGTTGGTAATGAAAACGCTGAACCGTCTCAAATTGATGGACCACCAAATCAACTCCCTGTAAATCAATTCGGAGTCCAACAACAAAGTATTGTATATGGACCACAAGAATTGGGAATATTATATGAAGGAAATGAAGAAGCGATTAAGTTTGGTTTAAAAGGTAGATCATATACTGATGGTGGTGGAACTTCAGGTCAATTAGTATGGACTTCACCAAAATATAAACCAAATGCTGGTTTTAGAGCCACGGTTGGTGGTGGTGCGGGTAGTTTGGATGATGAATTTAATCAAATTTCCGCGGACTACTTACAATATCAATCAACCGATATTGAGTTTAGACCTGGATCAATTCTTTATGAAACACAAAGACTTGTTGATTCCGCAGACCAAGTTCAAGGACAAACAAGATTAAAACATGTCGGAACCGCAATCAATCAAGTTTCAAAAGTTTTTAACGATGGGTATAAAGAAATAACAAAAGGATCACAAGTAGTTTCATATGTGAATCAGGCGGATGGAACTCAAGCGGGACTCGAATATTGTAGAATTTTCCAAAAAGATACACCATACTATACGTTTGCTGATCTACAGAAAACAGATGGTATTACAAAATCGGGTAGAAGATTTGACTATTCAATATTTGACAATACATATAATTTGAATATTGCTCCATTAAGAAATCCTGGATCAACAAACATTGTTGATGGTAAAGTAAAAAAATATATGTTTTCATTAGAAAACTTGGCTTGGAGAACTTCAGATAGACCAGGTTTTACGTATGATGATTTACCCGTTTGTGAAAGAGGTCCAAATGGTGGAAGAATTATGTGGTTTCCACCTTATGATTTAAAATTTTCTGATGATGCAAAACCCGATTTTGCAACGACAACATTTATTGGAAGACCAGAACCAATATATACATATAAAAATACATCAAGATCAGGATCACTTAATTGGACAATTATTGTGGATAATCCTGCTATGATGAATACAATAATTGAAAAACAATTAAAAGGTGCGGGAAAAGAAAGAGTTCAAAGTATTGTTGATTCTTTCTATGCTGGTTGTGTTAAATATGATTTATATGAGTTAGGTATTAAATTCAATACAATCCCAACAAAAGATTTATTTACATATCAACAAATATTAAATAACCCACGACTAACCACCGAAGAACAAATACAGGTTTTACAGAGTATCCCTAGCGATGTTGTAACCAATAAGACAAATGATTCAACCGGTGCCGATACTCAAGGAGGTCAAACTAATAATGGGACTACTTCGGCTGGCAATCCAGTTGAAGTTGAAGTTGATTTAAAAGAATATGAAGGACTTGGATTTTATTTTGATAACGATTGTCCCGAATGCACTAACTCAACTGCGGTAGTCGCAAGTCAACCGTATGATTATTGGTATAATGGTTATGTGGGAAATAAAACATTATACCAACAAAAAGCACCGGCTAAAGTGCAA